ATTAAAGTCCTGTCTTACAAGGATAAGGATGATTGGACATTGGAACAGAAATATAATATTGGTAAAAGGGGAAAAGTCGAAACCGAATGATATGAGCGATTTTATCGTTACTGAAAGTGGTGAAGTTTATGATGAAACTGGTCGTGTTCCATCTAGATATAAAAAATATGGTCTGAGAGGACAAAAATATGAGGTTTGCAAATATGGTGCGATTCATAGATTAGTTGCGTCTCACCATATTCCAAATCCAGACAATAAAACCGAAGTCCATCATAAAGATGAAAACGTGAAAAACAATCACGTTTCAAATCTAATGTGGGTTACTCCTGCTGAAAATAATGCTCTCAGTGGTTGTTGCTATGAGTTTATTATTTTAAGTGGTAATCAAAAATATATAACTCAAAATATATCACGTTTTTGTGAGGAGTTTAATCTTGATAGACGTGCTCTAAGTAAAACATCACCAGATAGTACAGCAAAAGAAAAACGCAAACACCATAAAGGTTATTCGATTATTAAAAAGAAAGAATTACCTTTATGTGAAAGGATGATAGAGAATTTATCTATTCCATACATAGAGAAAACCGAATAAGAAAGTGCGGGGTTCAACACCCCGCTTTTTTTATGCTTCTTGTATAATTAGTAGTGGATGCCGAAAGGGTCCACACAACACAAACTCGCTTTAACAAGGAGCTACCATAATGACTAACCTCTCACGTTACACAACGTCAGATCTTTCCTCTCTGATGGATCAGATCACTCGCAACAGTATTGGATTGGATGAGTATTTTGATAGAGTATTTAACCAAACATCATCAAACTATCCACCATACAATCTGATTCAGGTAAATAATGTTGAGTCTCGTTTAGAAATTGCACTCGCTGGGTTTAAAAAGGAGGAAGTTCATGCTTTCACGGAGTATGGAAAACTTTTTGTCGAAGGACAAAAACAAGACAAATCTGAGGACGGGACATTTATCCACAAGGGAGTGGCTCAAAGAAACTTTAAGAGATCCTGGACCCTCTCTGACGATACAGAGGTCTCCAACGTCGTATTTGAAGACGGACTTCTTACAATTGAACTCCGAAAAATAATTCCTGACCATTATCAACGTAAAGATTATATCTAAATAATAATTGAATATCGTCGCCGCAGAGGGGCAACTGGCACAAACCAGTTGACGCCCCTCTTTTTTCTTGGTATAATTAGATGGAGGTAATGTGACTTATGGCAATCAAACTGGCAGTTTTGAAATCGGGCGAGGATGTTATCGCTGATGTAAAAGAACTTGTGATGGGAGAACGTGTAATTGGATATACGTTTGTTAATCCAGCAACTGTTCGATTCTTAGATCCACAAGCTCTTTATGAGAAAGGTAGAGACATTGATATTGTTTTTGCTCCTTGGATTCCGTTGACATCACAGAAAGAAATTCCAGTTGCTCCTGATTGGATTATTACATTGGTTGAACCTATTCCACAAGTAACACAAAAGTATAAGGAAGGTATTAAAGATGGTCAAAGTTCTAGTTCTAATGAACAACTCGATCTTGGTTTCGCAGATTGAAGAGGTTGGATCTGAACTCGGAGAACCCGATTGCAAACTGATCGAACCATTTATTGTTGTTCAAACAACAGGAGAATTGATGCCATGGTGTATTGATTTTACAGCACAAAATGAGTTTATGATCAGTTCAGATAAAATCTTAACCATTGCTGAACCAAACAATAAACTACTTGAAAAATACAAATCCTTGATTTCTTGATGAGATTTTACACCAACGTACAACTTGTCGGTAACCAATTCCTGGTCCGTGGTTATGATAATGGAGAACATTTTGCTCTCCGTGAAGAGTACAAACCAACTCTTTTTGTTGACAGCAAGAAAAAAGATTCGAAGTATAAAACTTTGGATGGTAAACTTGTTGAACCGATTCATCCTGGTTATGTAAAAGACTGTCGTGAGTTTTTTTCAAAGTATGATGGAGTTGAAGGATTCAATATCTACGGTAATGAAAGGTACATTTATCAGTACATTTCAGACAACTATCCTGATGAGCACATTGACTTTGATATTTTAAAGATCAAGTTGATTACTTTGGATATTGAGACAACTGCTGAGCAAGGATTCCCCGATGTGCAAACTTGTGAGGAAGAATTGCTCACAATCACGATACAAGATTATGCAACTAAACAGATTATCACGTGGGGTGTCAAACCTTTTGTGGTTAAACAAAAGAATGTTGAGTATATTCGTTGCTTGGATGAAGTAGATCTTCTTAATAAGTTCATAACTTATTGGGAAAATGAACCGCCTGAGGTTATCACTGGTTGGAATATCCAACTATTCGATATCCCATATATTGCTGGACGCCTTAAAAAAGTTCTTGGCGAAAAACGTATGAAGCGTCTTTCGCCATGGGGTCTTGTAAGTGAACATGAGGTCTTTATTCAAGGCAGAAAGAACAAATCAATGGATATTGGTGGTGTTACCCAGCTAGATTACCTTGATTTGTATAAGAAATTTACATATACCAACCAAGAATCTTATCGTCTGGATCATATTGCACTGGTTGAACTCGGTCAACAAAAACTAGATCACTCTGAGTTTGACACCTTCAAAGATTTCTATACTGGTAACTGGCAAAAGTTCGTTGAATACAACATCAAAGACGTGGAACTTGTTGACCGTTTGGAAGACAAGATGAAACTGATTGAGTTGGCACTGACAATGGCATATGATGCCAAAGTAAACTTCACCGACGTGTTTTATCAGGTCAGAATGTGGGATGCAATCATCTACAACTATCTTAAAAAGAGAAATATTGTTATTCCGCCAAAGGTTGGTGCCAAAAAGGATGACAAATATGCTGGTGCATATGTTAAAGAACCGATTCCTGGTAGTTATGATTGGGTTGTTTCCTTTGACTTGAACAGTCTATATCCACACTTGATCATGCAATATAACATTTCACCAGAAACTCTGGTGGATGAACCTCATCCAAGATGTTCTGTGGATAAAATCTTGTCTGGAACATTTATGGCAGATGGTCGTTATGCAACAGCAGCAAATGGTGCAATGTATCGCAAAGATGTGCGTGGATTTTTGCCAGAACTGATGGATAAAATCTATCAGGAGCGTACAATCTACAAGAAAAAGATGCTTGTTGCCAAACAAGAGAATGAAAAAACGCCATCAAGAGCACTTGAAAAGGAGATTGCGCGGTGCAATAACATCCAAATGGCACGTAAGATTCAACTTAACTCTGCTTATGGTGCTATTGGTAATCAATATTTCCGATATTACAAGTTGGAGAATGCAGAGGCTATTACTTTATCTGGTCAGGTCTCGATTCGTTGGATTGAGAACAAAATGAACGATTATCTAAATAATCTACTTAAAACAGATGGGGAAGATTATGTCATTGCATCTGACACTGACTCAATCTATCTTAATCTTGGACCTCTTGTTGATAAATTTTTTGGTAATAAGTCTAGCGATAAAGCAGCAATTGTTTCCATACTTGACAAGATCTGCCAAGATAAGTTGGAACCGTTCATCGAACAATCTTATCAGGAACTTTCGGACTACGTTTCGGCATATGACCAAAAAATGTTCATGAAACGTGAGAACATTGCTGATCGTGGTATCTGGACTGCGAAGAAACGTTACATTCTCAACGTATGGAACAGTGAGGGTGTGCAATATGCAGAACCTAAGTTGAAAGTGATGGGTATTGAGGCAGTTAAGTCTTCAACACCTGCCCCTTGCCGTAAAATGTTGAAGGATTCTTTCAAGATTATAATGACCGGAACAGAAGATGATGTGATTAATTACATTGAAAACTGCCGTCAAGAGTTCAGAAACATGAGTCCAGAGGATATTTCCTTTCCTAGATCAGTATCTGATGTAGATAAACATAGATCAAATGAAACAATCTATGATAAAGGTACTCCGATTCATTGTCGTGGAGCACTTCTCTTTAATCATTATGTGAAACAAAAGAAACTCACAAACAAATATTCTCTCATTCAAAATGGAGAAAAAATCAAGTTTCTTTATTTGAAAAAACCAAATCCAATTTATGAAAATGTGCTTTCTTTCATTCAAGAATGGCCAAAGGAGTTGGGATTGGATAAGTATGTTGATTATGATTTGCAGTTTGAAAAAGCATTTCTAGAACCATTGAAAGTTATCTTGGATTCAATTGGGTGGTCAGCAGAAAGAAAACCAAATTTGGAGGCATTTTTCTCATGAGTATGCTAGAATATCTGAACACTCTTAGGTGGTACTGATGGATTTTCTCAAAGACATTGTAAAAGAAATTGGTGATGATTATACCAAACTTGCATCAGACATTGATGAAACTGAGACATATGTTGATACGGGTTCGTACATTTTTAATGCACTGGTTTCAGGTAGCATATTTGGCGGTGTATCTGGGAATAAGATTACTGCTATTGCTGGGGAGTCTAGCACTGGAAAGACCTTCTTCTCGTTGGCTGTTGTTAAAAATTTTCTTGATAGCAATCCCGATGGGTACTGTCTTTATTTTGATACAGAAGCAGCAGTTAACAAGTCTCTTTTAGCAAGTCGTGGTGTTGATCTTGATCGAACAGTTGTTGTGAATGTCGTAACAATCGAAGAGTTTCGCAGTAAAGCACTGAGAGCAGTTGATATATATTTAAAAGCACCCGTAGAAGAACGCAAACCTTGCATGTTTGTGCTTGATTCTTTGGGTATGCTCTCAACTGAAAAAGAAATAACTGATGCTTTAAATGATAAACAAGTTCGTGACATGACAAAATCACAACTTGTTAAAGGTGCATTCAGAATGTTGACATTGAAACTTGGTCAAGCTAACATACCAATGATTGTTACTAATCATACCTACGATGTCATCGGTGCTTACGTTCCTACTAAGGAGATGGGTGGTGGTAGTGGCCTTAAATATGCCGCTTCTAGTATCATTTATCTTAGCAAGAAGAAGGAAAAGGATGGAACGGAAGTTGTTGGAAACATTATCAAGGCAAAGACTGCTAAGTCGCGTTTAAGCAAGGAAAACAAAGATGTGGAAATTCGTTTGTATTATGATGAGCGTGGTCTTGATCGATATTATGGTCTTCTTGAACTCGGTGAGATTGGCGGACTTTGGAAAAACGTTGCAGGTCGATATGAGATCGACGGAAAAAAACTTTATGCCAAACAAATTCTTGCAGAACCCCAAAAATATTTCACACCAGAGGTAATGCAAGCATTGGACGAAACAGCACAAAAGGAGTTTAGTTATGGAGAAAGTTGAGAATCTTGTTCTCAAAAATCTCCTCTATGATGAAAAGTATTCTAGAAAAGTTATTCCTTTTATCAAGAAAGAATACTTTGAGGATCCTAGTCATAAAATTCTTTATGAGGAGATTTCTTCGTTTATTATTAAGTATGATGAGCTTCCTACGAAAGAAGCAGTATCGATTGAGGTTGAAAACAGAGAGGATCTAAACGAATCACTCTTTAAAGAACTTAGCAAGATTATTTCTTATCTTGATAAAGAACCTGCTGATTTTGATTGGTTATGTGACACCACAGAAAAGTGGTGTCGTGATCGTGCCATTTATCTGGCACTGATGGAATCGATTGCTTTGGCAGATGGAAAAGATGAAAAGAAAGGAAGAGATGCCATTCCATCTATTCTTTCTGATGCTTTGGCAGTATCATTTGATAATCATGTTGGACACAACTACCTAGAAGACTACGAAGAACGCTATGCTATCTACCACCGTAAGGAAGACAAAATCCCCTTTGATCTGGAATATCTTAACAAAATCACCAAAGGTGGTCTCCCTAATAAAACTCTCAATATCGCTCTTGCTGGTACAGGTGTCGGCAAAAGTCTATTCATGTGCCATGTTGCTAGTGCCGCGCTCATGCAGGGTAGGAACGTACTCTACATTACATGTGAAATGGCAGAGGAAAAAATTGCTGAGCGAATTGATGCAAACCTCCTGAATGTAAATATACAAGATATTGTTGACTTACCAAAACAAATATTTGATTCGAAGGTTAATAATCTTTCTAAAAAGACACAAGGCAACCTAATTATTAAAGAGTACCCTACGGCATCTGCACATGCTGGACATTTTAGGTCACTCCTTAACGAACTTGCACTTAAAAAGTCTTTTAGACCTGATATTATTTTTGTGGACTATCTCAATATTTGTGCCTCTTCGCGTTACAAAGGGTCTGCCAATATCAATTCCTATACACTTGTTAAGTCGATTGCTGAGGAACTTAGAGGGCTCGCTGTCGAAGCAAACGTCCCTATCGTATCTGCCACCCAGACCACTCGTTCTGGTTATGGTAGCTCTGACGTTGACATTACTGACACTAGTGAATCCTTTGGTCTCCCTGCTACTGCTGATCTTATGCTTGCCCTTATTTCAACTGAGGAACTGGAAGAACTGGGACAGATTATGGTGAAGCAGTTGAAGAACCGATATAATGATCCCACCATCAACAAACGATTTGTAGTTGGTATTGATCGTGCCAAGATGCGACTCTACGATTGTGAGCAGTCGGCACAGAATGATATCCTTGACAACGGCAAGGAAGAGGAGTATGATTACAAAGAAACCACTGATTTAAAGAAAAAGTTCTCTACACTGAAATTCTAATGATTGATACTCAAAAATACGTTGAATTTGTTCGTGAAACCACTAGCGATCCGTCTCTGGATTATGCTGCATTTCTAACTCGTCTGAATACTCTGGAACTTGAAAATGATTGTAATGTCACTCAACTTCTGACTGCTGCTCTTGGAATGACTGCCGAAGCTGGTGAGTTTACTGAGGTTGTAAAGAAGATTATCTTCCAAGGTAAACCATATAATGAAGATAATATCTTTCACATGAAGCGCGAACTTGGAGACATCATGTGGTATATTGCCCAAGCATGTATGGCACTTGATATTAGTATCGAAGAGGTAATTCAGATGAACTTCGACAAACTGAGTGCTCGTTATCCTGAGGGTGCATTTAGTATTGAGCGTTCTGAAAATCGTGTGGAAGGCGATCTCTAATGCAAACTCTGATCAACTATGTTACTGCTTTCTGGTCTGTGGTTGTTTTGAACTGTGCCCAACCAGTAAACTGGAAGTATTGTTATCGTGTTGATCAATGGTTAGTTCCTGGAATCCAAGAGGGAGTTGAGATTTATTTTAACCCCTCTTCGATTTATCAAAAAGAAAAGGAGTATTTACTAAATAAAGAATAGGAAGAATACTTTTGCGGACAATGAATCTTAAAGAAGTAAAGGCATTGATGGAAGCATATGGTGATGTTTATGCTCCCCAAAAAGTAGAGGAACTTTATAAGGGTAAGCATGGCCAATCTGATAAAGAGTATGCTGACTCTCGCTCCCAAGGTGGTAAGATGGTCTCTGGTGACTCCAAGATGAGTGGTGCCGAATATACTCATGGTCGCAGAGTCAAGGCAGCAAACCC